GATACCCGGACAGGAGCCAGCAACCGTGACGGTTGATCCGTCTGCGGAGATGACTTTCTCTATCAGCGACGGCGACATTATGCGTATCCGTGAGATCGAAGCCGCAGAACCGCAGGAGCCGCAAGGCGAAGGCGAATAACCGGCTTGACGGCGGAGCAGCACGCTGTCTTTATAGGGCTTCGAGGGGACAACTCTTCGGAGCCCTTTCTGCTTCTCGGCAAGCGAGACGCCAGCCCGCTGTAGGGCTAGAATTCGGGCCTGCGTCCAGCAGACAACCCTATTCGCCAAACAAGACCCTTGGATCTCGAATAGAGGATTTCCCGAATGTCTTCGTACATTCCCGTTCACTTTGTGAACACTTACAGCACCAACGTTCAGTTGCTGCTGCAAGAGAAAGGCGGGAAGCTGGCCGAATGCGTCATGATTGGAACGCACGTCGGCGACATGGCTTCCCCCGTCGATCAGATTGGCGCTGTGAAGGCTCAGCGCGTCACGACACGCCACGCCGATACGCCGCTGATCAACACGCCGTCGGCTCGCCGCTGGGTGCAGCCCAGTGACTGGGACTGGGGCGATCTGATCGACAAGGCCGATAAGCTGCGCATGCTGATCGACCCGCAGTCTGCCTATACGCAGAACGGCGTCATGGCTCTGCGCCGCGCCCAGGACGACGAAATCCTGGCTGCTTTCTATGCGACTGCAAAGGTCGGACAGAACGGCGGCGACACGGAAGCCTTCAACACGACCACGAACTCCATCGGCGTCACTGTCGGCGCTTCCGGCAATACCGGCCTGAACGTCGCAAAGATCCGCGCCGCTCGGAAGAAGTTCATGGGCTGGCATGTCGATTTCGACAGCGAACAGCTCTACATCGCGGTCACTGCGGAAGAGCACGACGACCTCCTGGCGGAGACGCAGATCGTCAACCTGGACTATACCGAGCGTCCCGTTCTCACGGACGGCAAGATCACCCGGTTCCTGGGCTTCAACTTCAAGCATATCGAATTCGGCGACGCCGCATTCTATGAAGCCGCGCCCAGCATGGTCTCCGGGACGATCAACTACTGCCCGGCATGGGTGAAGTCCGGAGTGCATCTCGGTCTCTGGAACGATCTCATGGTTCGCGTTGCCGAGCGTCCCGACAAGCGGTTCTCTACTCAGGTTTACATCTGCGGAACCTACGGTGCGACCCGGTTGGAGCTGAAGAAAGTTCAGCGGATCGAGTGCGATACGGCGTAGTCCCCGCTTAGGGGACTGCTTCTCCCGCTGGCTTCGACACAAAGGTACAGGTTATGACGACACAGAACAGCACTCAGTACGCCGCGCAAGTCGCGGTTCCGCCTACCAAGACCGACGCCGCGCTGATGTACGGCAAGGCTCGCGTCTATAAGATCAACTTCGCCCAGGCTGGCGTCGGCTCGGCGGGCTCCATTGCCCGGTTGATCAAGCTCCCGCCCGGCAAGGTCGCCGTCTACGGCTATCTGTCTTGGCTGCGCACGTCGGCGCTCGGCTCCGGTCGGACGCTGCATGTTGGCTACTCGCAGTATCGGTTGAAGGACGGCACAATCCAGACGGCCGATCCGGACGCCTTCAATGTCTCCCAGGCCGCTGCAACCGCCGCGATCTTCCAGCTTGGGCAGGCGGAGACGACAGCTCCAGGCGGAACGATCGTTTTCGAAAGCCTCGCTGGTGTGACGCTGATCGCGACTGCCAACGTCGGCACTATTCCGGATCTCGCCACCATTACCGGCGTTATCACGGTCGGCGTGGAGTAAGCAGACATGGAACAGGAGCGGCCATTGCTGATCTGTGGCTCTGGCCGCTCGCTGTTCTACGACTTGCAGACCGTCTGCGCCCGGCTCGCCGCTGCTTCCCCTGCGACGCTGCACGAGAGCGTAGACATCATGGCCGTGAACGACGCCTATCTGGCTCTCGATACCGTTCACCATCTCGTCAGCTACCACGACGAAATCGTATGGCCGCTGCTGATGCTCAAAGGTCCGCGTCTGGCCTGGAACGGTGAATACCGGGTGGAGACAGAGCCGCGCGTGACGTGCCACTCTCAGCGCGAATGCAAGGGCGTGGATAGGGTTTGGATCTTCGACGATGGCGGAGGCAGCTCCTCTTTCTTCGGCGTCCAGATCGGCTTGGAACTGGGCTATAGACGCATCGTCCTGGCTGGCGTACCTTTCGACGCAAGCGGGCGCTTCTACTTCCCGCCCTGGAAGAACGGTCACGACTATGCCGGAACGGACGACTGGGAGCTGTGGGAGCGCTGGAAGGCAGAAGGCAAGCTCGAAAATGTTCGCTCTGTATCGGGACGGACGCGCGAGCTGTTAGGCGAACCAGATTGGAGCTGGCTAAATGGCAGTGACACGTAGATTTTTCGGCTTGAACTATGCAGCCGAGCGCGGAACGATTACCCATGCGGCGTCTACCACGTCGAAGGATATCGAGATCGTTATCAATCAGGGTAACGCGGCAGGGACGTCTACCGAGATCGCGGCGAACGCGGTCTATAAGAACAAAGACGTCGTGATTGGCCAGCTTTACGAGCTGATCGAGGAGCTGAAGACCGGCAAAATCCCCTGGCCACAACCGCTGGTCTAGCATCTCAACAGCGTTTGAACGGGGCATGAAATGGCTACGCAGACCGAAATCGCCAACAACGCGCTGACGCTCTGCGGAGCCGCCCGCATCATGGGGCTGACGGACGCCCAGAAGCCCGCCCAGGCGATCAATGCTGTCTACGAGGTGACGCGCAAGAAGGCGCTCGCGGCGCAGAATTGGAAGTTCGCCCTGCGCCGCTTCCAGCCTGCCGCGACCGCAGCGCCGCTGTTCGGCTGGACATACGCCTATGTCATCCCGACGACGATCCTCCGCCTTGTCGAGATCCGCGACCGCTTCGTAGGCTATGGCTCCCTTGGCCCCAGCGTCAGCGACGGCACGCCGCAAGAGTTTGAGGTCGAAGAAGGCAACCTGATCGTTACGAATTACGAGCCGCCGCTGAACTGTCGCGGCGTCGCAGATATCACGGCGGTTGATAAGTTCGATCCGCTCTTCGTCGATTACTTCACGCACGAACTTGCGCTGGCTGTTTGGGAAGACGTGTCTCGAAAGAACGCCACGAAGAAGGACATGATCGAGAGAGCGCGAGATCGCTCCTTAAAGATCGCACGCAACAGGAACGGCATTGTAGAGCCGCCTGAAGAACTCCCTGACGATAACTGGCTGCTAGCTCGCATAGGTCCATAATGGGTGAAATCAGCCTCTGGCAAGCTTCGTTCAATGGTGGTGAACAGACGCCATTGCTCGAAGGCCGCGAAGACACGCAAAAATATCAGACTGGCTGTCGCCGTCTTCGGAATTTTCACGGCATCATTCAAGGCCCTGCACGGAGACGGACGGGGACGCGCCGCGTTGCCAATACGAAGAGCAACGGCGAAGCGTGGCTTATCCCGTTCATCAAGTCGCGGCAGGACAAATACGTTATCGAGCTGGGCAACAATTACGCTCGGTTCTACAAAAATCGCGGCCAGCTCCTGAACACTTCGACAGGCGGAGGTCTTGACGACAGCTTTACCAAAGCGCTGTTGCATATGGACGGCGCGGACGGCGCAGCTTTCTTCGGCGATGAAAGCGGCAAAGCCTGGACGCGTCAGGGAAATGCACAGATCGACACAGCTCAGAGCAAGTTCGGCGGCGCTTCTGGTCTCTTCGACGGTACGGGAGACTGGCTGACGACGCCTGACCATGCCGATTTCAACTTAGGAACGCAGAACTTCACTGTCGATCTCTGGTTTAACTGCACGAAAGCAGGCGGGGTTGACGCAGATTTAGGCGGGCAGACGGACGGCATTGGATCACCCTGGGCTAACACGTCGTTCTTTATCGACCGTAGCTCAGGCAATATCATGCGTTTCTTCGTCTCTGACGGAACGAACCTGACGGCAATCCAGGGAACGACACAGTTCACGAACCTGATTAATCCTGGCTGGCATCACCTTGCAGCAGTTCGGCAAGGCAACACGCTGCGTCTGTTCATCGACGGCATACAGGAAGCGTCGGGGGCGTTCGCCGGGACCATTCCGAATGCAACGGCGTTGCCGACCATTGGCGTTCGCGCGTCAACTGGCGGTTCTCCCTGGATCGGGTGGATTGACGAATGGCGCATGTCTGTCGGCGTCGCTCGCTGGACGACGAACTTCGTCCCTCCGAGCGGTCCTTACGGCAATGCGCCTTATGAGATCGCCACGCCGTGG